GGATCTGGCCCCATCTGGCAAGTTTGCAAAAACCATTTCAGATACGACCCGCTCATACTGGATCAGATCAAGATGTACAATCGATCGACTCCGGATTTAGCGACATTGTATCAAAGTGTTTGCGAGTTTGACCGCTCATACACACGAAAACCTACCAATGACACAATCCTATCAGAGGTTATGGAAGAAGCACGAATCAAGTTTGCTCCTCCACAACTACTCCCTCTACTGCACATCAATGACATGCAGTCTACAGACTTCCCTGGAAGCACATCACCGTGCTTACCTTACATTGCAATGACTGACCCTTCTACAGGTTCGAATTACAAGACTAAAAGCGATGCTTGGGAACGAGCTAAGTACGACGCGCGCAGATGGGCGCATTATATCAAACTAGGAGAGACAACTCATCTCCCTCCCAGTATGGTCTTTGCAAGAGGAAAGATTTGTACCCGAGACGTAGTTAAGACACGAGCTATCTGGGGAAAAAGTTTTGCAGTTCTAATAATGCAAGCTGTTTTCTTCCGTAATTTGTGGAATTTTTATCTGCAAGGTACAACTCCGTGTGCCTACAAATACACGGCATTTCATCGTGGTTATCGCAACTTACAAAGCGATCTCGAACGAGCAGGCTATTCAGTCCGCGACGGCGGCCAATTGCTCTCTATCGATTTCAAGAAGTACGACACAAGTATACCACCCTGGCTTATATTTGCCATCTACGAAATGTTCGCATCATACATTGACTTTACAGTGTACATGCACCACGGCACCCCCGATCCTGATAAAACCCAAAAACTCTACTGGCGACTAGCCAAAGAGTGCGTGAATACACGATTTCGCATGCCCGATGGATATGAATTCATCAAACATGGCGGCGTGGATTCTGGTTCCTTCGACTTTCAACTTATCGAATGCGTTGCAACCTGGATAATGATAAACTATGCCCTCAAGAAACTTGGACGTAAATCACTATTCTGCGCAACCCTAGGTGACGATTCAATCACACTAGTGGACGGCCGACACCCTATCCTAATGGACGACATCTCCAGAGTCATCCAAGATACCTTTGGTGTAACCGTAAGCAAAGAGAAATCTTCAATTGTCTACTCGTTATCCGAGTGCCGATTCCTAGGCAGATACTGCAGGAATGGCAGTCCATACAGAGACACAGCAGATACTATCCTTGCAGCACTATACCCATCTCGAACAGATACATCCGTAGTCGATGTCGCTGAACGAATCGTGGCACTATATTACGATAATGCTAATTCCAACCCTTGTGCAACTCGCTTTCTCAAGAAATGTTGGTTCGAAATATTGAATGAACTATTCCTATTAGGTTACAATGTATCCGCACATCAGTGGAGTAATCGATGGATTAAGAAGTTCGTCATGTGGGGCCTCAAAGCACCACCCGAGTTACGAATACCTACCGACGATGATGTGTACCTACTGACACACACACAGCTCTTTCGTAAAAACAAGAACGAATGGAACTTGTTAATATAAAATAAATAAATTTCACCATC